TTACGACCAGCGCAAACGTCTAAAAGCATTTCTAGTTTCTACAGCTAGTTCATATTCGGATTGCGGTACGGCCTGTATGTTTTGCGTTATGTAAGTATCACCATAGGTCTTTCCGGTACTATTTGATAATAAATTGTCACCAAGAATATTATCTGTTCCCGCAAAGGCCAATTTACTAGTCGGGTTAAATAGAAGTTCTGCTTCTTTCGTTGCTGATTCAAATTCATCTACAATTCCTTGTATTATACCCTCATTTTGAAATGCATTGATGATAGAACTTGAAAATTTCCCAACATCCCGCAACACAGCACTCAATGAATTAATAATACCATTTCCCAACCCTATGCCAAGAAATTCACCGATCTCTGTAGTTATTTTGGATGGAGACGACTCTTTAAAAAAGTCTTTGATGCTTTGCACAATACTTCCGGCCCAGCCACCAATTTTCTCAATAATCCAATCTTTTACATCATTAATTCCTTTCCAAAGTCCTTTAACTAAGTTTGTACCTATTTCTACCACTTTGCCAGGCAACTCATTTAATTTATCGAAAATGCCATCTACAACATTTAGAGCTGCCTCTTTGCCTTTAGCAACCATATCTTTTCCCCATTGAACCACTTTTCCAATTGCTCCAACAATGGCGTCCCAAATTTTCCCCGGCAATGATGTTAAAAGCGTTATAGTATTTGTTATAAATGAAGATGCGTTTGATCTTGCAGTTGATACCATCCGGGCTCCCCATTGAATTACTTTATCAACAGCTCCAATTATGGCATCCCAAATTTTCCCCGGTAATTCTTTGAAAAAATCAATAGTGGCAGAAATAATCAGTGGCATTTCTGTAATTATCGTTGATAATAATGATGCTCCCCATTCAATTACTTTGTCGACTACGCCAACAATAGCATCCCAGATATTTTCTGGAAGCCCTCCAACCGTAACTAAAATAAAATCTATAACACTACTAAAGATTTCCTTGATTCCTTCCCATATAGATGAAAATCCTTCTTTCACTTTTTCCATATCTCCGGTAAAGATTCCTACAACAATATCTATAAATCCTGATAAGGCATCTATAATACCAGATACAATGTCAATTGCTACTGCTATAGCATCACCTATTATATCGACTGCTTTTTCAATAGCGGGTGCTAGAACTATAGTAAAAGCTTCAACAAGAAAATCTATGACTGGTTGTATTGATTCCCACAAGTTTTTTGCACTATCAGTAAATCCGCCAAGTGCTTCCTTTATCCTGTCAATAGCTCCCGAAAGTGATTCTTTTATATTATTCCAATGATTTAATAGTCTATCTTTTAGTTCTGAATTTCTATCACCTAAATCTTTCCACCATGCTATTAGTCCGACAACTGCGCCGACAACTAATCCAATCGGTAAAAGTATTGATGAAAGGGATGTGGTAACGCCGGCCGCTGCAGCCGCGACGCCATTACCGGCTATTGTTGCACCACCAAATAATCCCGATAATGTTGTAAGTGCTCCTGATAATGTTGTGATGGTGGTTGTAATACCTACGAGTATTTTAAATCCTTCAAATGCTGCGACCGCTGTTAAAGCTATTGGAATTACAGTTTCTAGGTTTTCTGCCAATGTTTTTATAATATTCGTAAACGGCCTAATTATTGGGAATGCTTCACCAAGCCCCTCTGCAAGTCCTACAATGATCTCTTTTGCTGCGTTTATTATTAACGGAATATTATCTTTTATTGTCTTGATTACGTTTTTTATAAGATCAACGATTACAGGGACAATATTGTCTATATTATTTGCTATTCCGGTAATTATTCCTGTAATAATTTGAATCCCGGCTTCAAAGGTTAAGGATGCTTTTGTGTAAAAGTATTGTATAAATGCAGCGATAATATCGCCAACTATAGTAGAAATATTGGGAAGCATTTGTCTGATTCCATCAATAAATGTTGTATACATTTCAACACCGCTTTGCAATATATCGGGCAATCTATTTGACAATCCACTCAAAAATGAGTTAATCATATCAACGGCAGATTGTACAATGTTTGGCAATCCCGAATTAATTGTATTAATAAAACTTCCGATAATTGCCGTTACGCTTGATCCAACAGCTTCCCAATCACCTGATTGAAATGCCTTTCTAAAAGCTATTAACGAACTTCCAGCTCTTTCGATTAATGTTTCAATTGAACTATTTATATTTCCCATAACAGTATTTACAACATCTTTAAGAGAATTTAAGCTCTCGGCAACACCAGGGAATTCAAGTTTTTTCATACTTGTATCAATAATTTCTATCATTATAGCAAGGTTTTTCACAACCGCCGTTTTTACATTAGTGAAAGATGTTTTTATGCCGACACTTGCCGTCTTTGCTACCTTTGCAAATCCTTCGGTACCCTCATTAAGTTCAAGTACTTTTTCATTAAACTGATCAAAAGTAATAGTACCTGATTTTAATGCAGCATATAAATCAGTTTTGGCGGACTTGCCGGCATACCCAAATGATTCTGCTACTTTGGTCAGTGCATAAGGCATCGTGTCTAATAAAGTATTCCATGATTGTTGATCTACCTTGCCCTTAGAAAGCATTTGCGTATATTGTGTAAGTCCTCTTGATGCATCTGCCGAACTTGCTCCAGATGCAAGAAAGGCATTATTCAAGGCAATTGTCATATCTGTGGATTTTTCCAGATTTCCGGTTAATAAAGTTAAATTTTGCGCGGTTGCTGCTACTTCATCCAATGATGTTGGTAATCCATCAATTCCATCTGATAATTTTTTTGTAGCCGCCGTTGCATCATCCGTAGAATATCCTAATTGTTCCATCATTTTAGGAAATTGTTGCAATGTATCAAAGCGATCTACGGCCCCGCCAATCGAAGAAGAAAGAGCAGAAAAGCCAAGTTGAACAATTTTCAATCCTGCTGCAACTCCGATAAAACTTGATAATTTATTCCCCATGTTGCTGACGCCGCTTGTAAGATTTTTAACTGGATTAAGAGCGTTCTTGATACCACTTGTGAAGCCATCGTCTTTTAGTCCAATCACGGCTGATAACTCAAATAAATTCATAAATTTTTCCTTTCTCAAAATAATAAAAAGCCGACCACCACAATAGGCAATCGGCTCATAGAGGAACTGCTTTTAATAGTTCCTCGGCTCTATGTTATTTTTATTTATCAATAATTTAGATAAGTGCGATTTATCGCCCATCCCCCCCCCTCGGCTCTGTGTTGTTTTTATTTATCCCACGATGCATTAATAAGTTCGTCCAGTATTTCGGCACCATTCAATTCCTTTATTCGTCTTGAAAATCTGTTTTTTACAGATTGCTTAGTAACCTTTGTGTTGCTTATAAGGGCTTTTTCTTGTAATTCACTATACCTGGGGATTTTTGCATCTTTTTCGGTAAACGCATTTAATATTAAATAGAGCATATCAAGTTGATAATTTTCGTATCTGGATTCATGGGCATAGTGTTCTCCGATATAAATCATCATAGCTTTTGCCGGGAGTGGCCTGGTATTAGCGATTATTCGGATAGTGTTTCCGATTCCGATTTCTCGGATGATGTAAAAAAAGATAGTAGATCCTCATCCTGCAGGACTTCCATGATCTGTTTCATAGTGGCAGGAAATGATTGATTTCCAATTTCATCAGGCGTTTTCTGATTCATTACTCCTAAGATATTCCATGTTATTTGACGTTGACTTTTAAGTAGATAGGTCCCAATACTAAGTATGGTTTTCATCCCTAATTTTGGAGCTTCATCTTTATTTTTTGTAGTTTTCCGGCTTTGTAATTTTTTTAAAAGTTCTTCATCGTCCACCAGTATTTCAATATCCGGGGCAATGAGTACCAACGCATCTGCCACCTGGTTTGTTGTCATTTCTGATAGTTTCATTTTTAATTCCTCCTAAATTTTATTATTTGCTATAAAAAATGAGCCAGTAATTTAAACTAATAGATTATAGGCTCAATGGCGCACATTATTATTTAATTGTTTGTTTCCTGGTCATAATTTCTAATGCCACCGCCTGAATAAGATCGCATTTTTCGGCCTTTTTATTTGGTCTTGATATGACATCATCTGCCAAATCAAACAAGGAAAATTTTTTTGTCTTATTGTCAGAATATGTAATCTTTATGTCAGCCTTATTTATCCAAAAACCAAAATCTTTGATAATAGGCTCATACCATTCCTTAAAATTCATTAACTCGGTCCGTCTTGTCAGGTCCTGACTCTTAATCAAATTACCATCTGGTATCTGGTCAAATTCGTTATACCCCTTCTTCTTGATTAAAGTTAAGGCTCCTAATGTTGCTATGAATATTCCCATGATTCCACCCAATAAAATCCCTATAATTAAAATGATTATCTTCAACATATTTTACGCACCGCCTTTTATGAGAAATTTAACTGTGCGTTCTTCAAATGAGTTAATCACGCGGGTACCATACATGAATTTTTGTATGTCAATAGACGTATTACCGGATTTATCCGCATATTGACGTAGTTGTTCCAGTAATCCGTTATATTCACTCACGGTCTTTTGGTCTGTTTCAACAAGTGTGCTCATTTTCTCCCTTAGTTCAAGTAAACGTTGACTTATATCTTTAATTAAGTCCTGATGTTCTGTCAACTTATCAAGTCTGTACACTTGCTTGCATCCGCTCAATTCACTGCATAATCTTTTCCCTGTATCGGCTTGCAAATTTGATCGCACCACTTTGGCATTCGTAAGCAGTCCCGGAATTAATGACAACTCATCCTGTAAAGCTGATAGTTCTTTGATCGAATCAACATTAGGACTATTGCTTAACCGCTCAATTGATTCTTTTATTTCCACCTCACGTACTTCAAGTGAAGCTATGGTATTGTCAATATCCTTGAATTGGTTCTGTACTTCTTTAAAAAGCTGTTCTATTGTTAATTCCATAAAATAAAATCCTCCTAATAATTTTTATCAATGTATTCTTCAATTTGTTTTATAGTGTCATTCAGATATTGCCTTTCTTCTCCTGACTTCATAATATACCGGATGGACAGCAGCTTTCCATCAAGGAATAGCCTAATTGCATCCAGTAATGGAATTTGTTTTGATTCCGCTTCCGGATCTTTAAATTCCACCAAAACAAACTCTGACTTCGCCGTGATCGCTTCGGCTTTTGCTAGACGGTTTTCAATATTTTTCATACATCCTCCTTAAAAAATGTTTGTTCCAGATTCTCTCTGCCTTTAGGAAAGAATCCGACCGGCGGTTTAGCGCCGGTATTGACATATCTGAACATCTTTTTCAGCCAATTCATATTCTTCTTATTTGAGGTTGAAGCAACTGCTTTCTGCTCTAACTTTTTTGTACGTCTTAGTGATTCACTCATGAGATTTCACCTCCTTTCCGACAGGCCCCCTGTGTTTTTCTCCAACTATGACCCGTTATCTTCTTTTAGAGCCGTCTCAAGTGCATCCAGCCGTGTTAAAATATCTGCTTGCTCAATAAGTTTAAGCGCATTCGCAAACGCTGCATTTGCGGCATTTAAGCGCGTTTGCGGGGCGGCTGCCTTATCATTCATTATCTTGAAGATAACGTCAGCCGTTTCCATCAAACGGGACTGCAGATAGTTTTTCGTATCTATGACAAGTTCGGAGCGGCGTTCATTAAGTTCTGCTTTGAAATCATCTTTTTTCAACCATGTATAAATAGCTGATTCAGATATACCAGCGGCAACAGATGCTTCCCGGACTGTCGGATGCGTTAACAGGGCATTTAGTAATATTTCCCGCTTTGAGTTTTTCAATCAATCACCTCCTGCGAAAAATCTGCCATATTCCTGTTTGGTACCGGATTAGAAAGAACTAACAATATATCAAGACAACTATTCTCTGGCATTATTGAAACCACGCTCCGCAATTCTTCACTACCCATATTGTCAATAAAATATTGTACGGCATCTTCTAATATAAGTTCTTCAGCCGTTCCATCGCCATAAGTGATAGTAACCTTGGTATGAAGTAAATCCTTATATTGGCTCTCTAAGTTCAATAACCTATTTTCAATACTTCTCAATTAATCACCTTCTTTTTTTTGAGCAGGCCGGGCAAAATACGGACGTTCCAAAAAGCTCACCATCACTCATAATTTCAAGGAAATCATCAAATGTTATTGTGTGCTCTTTGCCGCATACCGGGCAACCAGTAGAAATTACTTCCTCACCAGTTAATTCCACCTTATGTTTTGCGCCATCTTCTGTAGTGAGATGCATAAAATAAGTACTTGCTAAAACTACGAACTCTTGCGATTTCTTAAAATTCATAACATTGTTCATTTTGCATTCGCCCTTTCCGGTTTCCGTATTAACCAAACTTTTAATAATTTCCGGTGCAATATTTCCGCTGTTTTGCATCAATGTTCCATATAATTCTAAATTGTTCATGCTCATTCTCCTTTTTCAATCTTAATCTCTATTTCGGCTCTACATTGCTTGCATTTAATAAAAATATCTTCGCTTTTGGCATTAATGCCTTTGCGTAATAATTTTTTTTTACATTTAGGACAGTGATACCATTCTATTTGTTGTTCGATTTTGATCGCCCCCTTTAGTTATTTTACATGGACCCGTATATTAAGTAATGGCATCTGTAGTAATATACCACGATCCAAGATTACAGTTCCCATTTCATCATTGACATAGATTAATGTTCCCTGCACTTTGTATACTTCTTTTTCGGTCATATTAGCCCCTGTCTGAACAGACTCCGTTGTTTCTTGTGCATTCATAAGAATTTCAGCCCATTCCTGTTTATATGTCAACATACTTCTACCAATCTGTGGCAACTCTCTTGATATTAATACTTCGCATTTATAATTTATTCTTTTCCCCTCCTTTCAAGTTCACTCATATATGCCACCGCTAAGTCTTTGGCAAACGGGGTTTTATACTTCTGGTAGAATGATTCACTATCAGCAATAGCTTTCTGCCAGTATGCGTCAGTTTCTTCGGTTCCCCAGTTCTCTTGTAACAATTCCCAATAATCCTGAAATAGTTCAAACTCTTCACTGCCTTTTAATAGCTTTATTCTTCCCATTCCGGATCAACCTCACTTTTAATCAAACGGTGTCGGTACTCTCGCTTCATAGAAGCCGTCACCTTTTACTTTTACCTCTTCGTCCGTTTCAACGAACCGCATTTCATTTCCATCAAAGCGATATACAATTTTCCCAAGTTCTCCCTGCCGGTTCTTATCCACCTTTAACCCTTTTCTGGTCTTATCCTCTGAATCAATGTTCCAGAGCAGTATAATAATACTTGCGTCCTGTTCAATGTCTCCGGCTTCTCTCAATTCGCCCATTGTAGGCTCTCTGGTGTCCCGCATTTCACTGACGCGGTTTAACTGGGATAATGCAACAATGGGAATATTCAATTCCATTGCAAGGGCTTTAACGGCCTTTGAGATTGCCCCGACTTCACTAGCCCGGCTTTGGTACCTGATATCCGCTTTCACAAGCTGCAGATAGTCAATGATGATACAATCCAATTCTTGATGCCTGCATTCGTTCCTAATCTCTGAAATTGATTTCGTACCACTGCTGATTAGAATATCCAGTCCTCCCAATTCCTTATTTGCTTCATGGAACCGCTTTTCTTCTTCCCCCAGGAATTTGACCGCTCGCCTAATTCGGTTCAGCTTTATGCCGCTTTGATTGCTTAACAGACGCTCGTAGACCTGTTTATCTGACATTTCCAGATTGTAGAAGCCTATCCGTTTCCCAGTATTGGCCATTTGTAATATAACCTGGGATACAAGCGCTGACTTTCCAACTCCTGGGCGGGCGCCGATTACGATCATATCGCCACCTTCCAGACCTCCGGTGATATCGTCCAATCGATCAAAGCCTGTGTATAGCTTCTCTTCGGTCTGCTCTTTGAAATATTGGGCTTGGTACTGGTCAACAATGGTATTCAGCTTCTTAGATTTACTTTTTTCACTACGCTTCAACGCTTCTAAGTCCTGTATTAGTTCCGTTATCTGCTCTTCAACGACTGCTGCCATTATATTAGTTTTGGATAGCCGCTCCCGCAATGAATGGGCTTTGTAATCCTTTACAACACTATCAGCATAATTGGGTATCCCGGTTGAGGTGATCGTTGAATCCATACAGCCTTTTAACTCTTGCCCGATTATCTCACGGGTAAATGTTTCGCTCTCCAATGCTTGGGATATGGTCACAATGTTAGCTATCTGGCCGATATCGTAAGCTTTTACAATTTCTTTATAGATTGCCCCAAGTAACGGGTTACGGAACATATCAGGTTTTAAAATGTTATAAATCTTATGTATACAACTTAAATCCATCAGGAGTGAACCAATAACGGATCGTTCGGCCAAATCACTCATACTGTTCCTCCTCCACATAGTCTAGAAGCTGTTTACCCATTAGGGTGTCAAAATTCTTGTAGAACTGTAATTCGGTTCCAGCTCGTTCCTCCTGCTTTACATAATTCCTGACAGCAATATACATTTTCCGATTGGTCAACTTTCTACGCTTACCGTTTATAGTTTTCCCTTTCAGCCAAATACAATAATTATCAAATGCCTTGGTTCGTCCTCGCTTCTTTGGATAGATAGCATAGATTTTTTCAAAGTCAGATTCTCGTTCGTCCGGCTCCGGCGAACATATATTTTTATTCTTTATATTCTTTTCCTTCTTGTTTGTGTTCCTGCGCTGTTCTTTTGTTGTTCCTGCGCTGTTCTTCTGTTGTTCCTTTCGTTGTTCCCCAGATTGGTAAAGCCCATAATTTACAATGGTTAGCGTTGTATCCTGTGTTGTTCTTTTTTGTTCCAACATTCCGTCCGCTTCGAGCCTGTTCAGGAACCCGGAAACTTTTTTCCTGCTCCACCCCCAACGGTCCGATAATTTCAGTATTGATGTTATTCTCTGCCCACGTTCAACCGTAATGATATGCCCATTTCGATAATCAGTCCCGGTAGTGTGGTTTGCCATCATGAGAAGATCAAGCCATGCTTGCCCCCTGGTGAAGGGTTTGTCTTTCCATACCCAATGATTTACAATTTCTCTGTGAACTTTTATCCAACCATTCAAATAATCACCGCCATCTCCACGCTTCGATATATGCACCATTATCAACGAGACTTACAAAGCCCTTTTTAATCAATGTATCAAAATCAGCAGCTTCACAATTTACCGCTCTTACAATTGCTTTTGGTGAAGAGATAAACCCATCATTATCAGCGCGTACCCCCAAGTGAAAATACAATATCTGTGAGGATGCTGGCATATCAAGAAATTTATCTGTATCAATTACATCAAGAGAAAATTTCCCTTCATTTTTCATTCTTTATTCCTCCCCCGGTAAACTTATTGTCTGCTGCCCTTCCGTATCTTCTAAAGCTTTTTTTGCGCTTCGCAAAGCAGCAAGCGTATTGATTGCCCGATGTTCTAATGACTTGCAAAACTCCCTAATTTCCAGACGATTAGCCGGAAGATAGTAACCGCCACTAGTAGATGAAAGTATCACGGCCCCCGCTTTCCTCTCTGCTGCTATATATTTCTGAAGCTCACGCGCAGACTCACACCCAACCATATTCATTAAATCTTTAGTCGATATGGCGTGATCCCGGCCTGTCGGTAGCAAACCTTCAACTACGAAATTATTATTTTTCATATTGGTTCACCACTTTCAGCCTTTTCTTCGAGCCATTTTATCAAACTATTTTTGGGAATTAGATAGCGCCTATTTAATTTTAGACAAGGAAACGAGCTCTCTTCGGATTTACACAGATCATATACAGTTTGATATGTAACCCCCATAACTGCCGCGGCTTCTTTCGGATTATAGGTTAAGCATTCAGCATATTTTTGAATATCATTTTCCATTAAATCACCGCCTATTCTTCCCTTAATTCTTCAATAATTTTTAAAATCTTAGCTTTTTCTTCTTCACTAAGTTTTTGGCGCATTCTCCTTGTCATTGTTGGCTCACTTATTGATAAGGCTTTTGCTATTCTCCAGAACGGCACTCCATTGGCTCTTGCTTCTCTGCGAATATCATTATTTTCACACATTCTTATTACCTCCTTGTAATTTATTTTGATATATGGTATGATTTACTTGTCATAATCATTATATGACCAGAATATCACTTTGTAAAGTATTTCAGTCCTTAAATTAACAAAAACAATTATTTCAGTCCACGCAAGGAGGTTTACAATGAACAAACCAATATTTCCGTTAAGCAAAAAAGAAGCAAAAAAAGCAGATATTGTATCTACTTCTGATTATAATAAAAATGCTTTTTTTCCTAAAAAACTAAGAGACTTACGCAAAAAAGAAGGGGTTTCGCAAGCTGAAATAGCTAAGACAATAGGAGTAACTAAGTCAACTATTGGTCTTTATGAGACAGGAGATAATGTACCAGATGTTAAAACACTTTATAAAATAGCAGATTTTTACGGTGTGACTTGTGAATATTTATTAGGAAGAAGCAAATTACCTAATGGCAATGCAGATGATATGGCGGTTGAAAAACGTTTTCATTTAACCAAAGAAGCTATTAACAATCTTGCTAATCCAGATAATCATTATGTTGACAGCCTTGAAAATGATACCGAAGCGTATTCAAAATGTGTAGATATGCTAATAGGTAATAAGGGATTCCGGCTATTAATTGCTCTTATGATAAATTATCTCGAAACGGATAGCAGCGATTCAGGAAGACGTATTCTTGAAGATTTGAAAAATGCTTGGTCTTCTGGTTATACAGATAGATATTTAGATCAAAATAAACAGGAGATTTTATATCGTGCTATGGCTAATGATCAATTCAATGTAATTTTGAAATCAATTTATGAAGAATGGAATAATAAAAAATCTGAATGAGGAGGTACTTACTATGCCAAAGCGAAAAACAACCCGCAACGCACAAGGCAGCGGTACAATCCGGCAGCGAAAAGATGGGCGATGGGAAGCCCGTTACACCACTGGGCGCGATCCGGGTACTGGAAAGCAAATTCAGAAAAGCGTATACGGTGCTACACAGCAAGAAGTCCGTAAAAAAATGAATCAAGCAACCGCCGCTATTGATGAAGGATTATACCGGGAACCGACTAAAATAACTGTAGGTGAGTGGATGGATACTTGGCTTGCTGAATACATGCTTCAAATTAAGCCGAATACGCTCCACGAATACACCGCCCAGGTAAACAACCATATTAAGCCTAAACTCGGCTATATCAGCCTTACAGGGCTTGACGCACCAGCTATTCAAAAATTTTATAATGGGCTTTTACGTGGTGGTATGTCACCAAAGACAATCAAGAATATTCACGGGATATTGCATAATGCGCTTAGACAAGCGGTGATGATCGGGCTTATTAGTTTTAATCCTTCGGATGCTTGCGCTTTGCCACGAGTGACAAAAAAAGAGATTAAGCCATTAGAGCCGCAGGAAATTAGCAAATTATTAGAAGCAATAAAAAGGGACCGGTTTGAAAACGTGTTTTCAATTGTTCTGTTTACTGGGCTGCGGCGTGGTGAAGCACTTGGGCTTACATGGGATAGGATTAACTTTAATAAGGGTACTATATCAATCAATAAGCAATTGCAGCTAATGCGGGGCGGTAATGCTGAATATAGCCTTATAAGCACGAAAAATGATAAAACCCGACTTATTATGCCGGCGCCATTTGTAATGCGTTTATTTAAAGCACAAAGAGCGTCACAATCTAAACACAGGCTTGCAGCAGGTGCGGCATGGGGCAATAAATGGAATTTAGTTTTTACAAATGAACTAGGGGAACATCTTTCCCCCGTAACCGTTTCAAAAGCATTCAAGAACGCTGCGGTCAATATTGGTCGTCCAGATATGCATTTTCACGATCTCAGACACAATTATGCGGTTTTGGCTCTGCAAGCTGGCGACGATCCTAAAACCGTACAGGAAACGCTTGGACATCACACTGCGGCATTCACACTTGATGTTTATGGACACGTAACCGAACAAATGAAAAAGGCAAGTGCTGACCGCATGGAGTCGTTTATAAATGAGATTTCCGGTTAA